GTTAAAGAAAAGTGAAGAAAAATCTAAAATGAAACATGGTGGATAATAATGGGATTAAAGCAAGATTTAATTGATGCAAAAGTAAAAGCAGCTAAAGATGCAGGTATTACAAAACCGCTTGATACTTCTAATGGTACGTTTATTGAACGAGAGGCGGAATACACTAAAGAAGCTATAGTTAATTTTTTAACATCTTGTGAATTTAGAATAACTAAACTTAATGCTCCTGTTGTATTAGAAAATTTTAAAATTCCACCACAAGAAGCAGATATTAAAAATACAGTAACAAGTACTGATGTTCCTTATCCAAGTGGTATCGCTACACTCCCAATACGAAATCCATTAAATGGTGGTATAAATGGTGTAATAACTAAAGATATTGATGTTGATAAACTTGGAGGTAATACTGGATTTTTACAATCTACTGGATATACATTTATTGGTGGAGATCCAGATTCACAATTTGGATTTGATGTAGATGGTGAAGATGGACAAAGAGAATTTACAACTGTAAAATTAATTAGAGAAGATATTGGGGATTTATTATAATGGCTATTAAAGACACATCAAGAAAACCTTATATTCAAGATAATGATACTAATGTCAAAATTGGTATTGATTTACCTATTAGAAGAGATGATACATCAGGTGGATATTTTGCGTCAACTTCAACAACTATTGAAGCTGTAAAAAACAATATAAGAAATTTATTACAAACAAATCAAGGTGAAAGATTTTTTCAACCAAACTTAGGTTTAAATTTAAGAACATTATTATTTGAACATATTATAACTGAAAATTTAATTGGTGTTCAAAATGCTATAATGGATAAGTTTGAATTTTGGTTACCTTTCGTTGAGGTAAGAAATATTGAGGTTTTAAGTAATGGTGATGATTCAAATATAGGTATAAATGAAATTAGAGTAAAAATATTATTTAACATTAAACAAGACCCAAACACTTTAGATTCTGTAACTTTAGATTTCACAAGTAATGTATCAGAGACAGAATCTTCTACAACAGGTGGTGGATATTAAATGGAGATAACAAATGCCAACATATGGTAAAAACAATTTTAAAGAATCAAATGTAAACTATTTAAATAAAGATTTTAGTGCATTAAAAACATCATTGATGAATTATGCTAAATCTTATTTTCCAAATACATATCGTGATTTCAATGAAACATCACCTGGTATGATGTTATTAGAAATGAATGCATATGTTGGTGATGTATTATCATTTTACATCGACCAACAATATCGTGAGATGTTATTACCATTAGCAGAAGAAAGAAGAAATATAATCACAATGGCTAAAATGTTTGGATATAAAGTTAAACCAATTGTACCAGCTTATGTTGATTTAACTTTTACTTCTAATGTAAATGCTTCAAGTGGTGATGTATCTAAAGTTGATTATAGTAATGCTAGTGTATTTGATGATGGTATCCAATTAACTTCTGATTCAAATCAAGATATTATTTTTACAACACTTGAACATATTGATTTTAGAATTACAGGTTCTAATGATACCAATACAATTGGAACAACAGATGCTAGTGGTTTAGCTTCAACTTATACATTATCAAGAACTGTGAGAGCTATGAGTGCAACTCAGAAAACAATCACAATCCAAGTTGGAGTACCTGAAAAATTTAAAACTATTACAATACCTGATACAAATGTAATTGATATAATTTCTTGTGTGGATTCAAATGGACAAAATTGGTATGAAGTAGATTACTTAGCACAAGATAAAGTTCCAATCACTACTCACTACACGGATGATATTAATAGAGATTCAGCTTATTCAACAGAAGATGGTGGTATTCATTCATCTACTGCTGTACCATTTTCTTTAACTTATATCACAACACCAAAAAGATTTACTCGTGAAACAAATTTAGATAACACAACTTCACTTGTGTTTGGTAATGGTGTATTAAAAGACGGACAACTTATTGATGAGGGTTTCATTGATATGGAACAAGTTGGTATTGTAATACCTGGACAAACAAATGATTTAAACCAATCCATCGACCCATTATTGGGTGATGAGTATTCAACATTAGGTGAGACACCAAACAACATAAGTTTAACCATTACTTATAGAGTAGGTGGTGGTATTCAATCTAATGTTTCGAGTGGAGATTTAACAACTGTACCAAGTGGAATCACACCAGCTATTAATGGTGGGGCTACACTTAATACTGTTACAAACAATAATCCGGCTCGTGGTGGTAAAGATGAAGAAGATACAATTGAAATAAAAGAAAGAGCTAAAGCATTTTTCACAACACAAAACAGATGTGTAACCAAAGAAGATTATGAAGCTAGAGTATTAAACATACCAAGTAAGTTTGGAAATATAGCTAAAGCTTATGTCACAAGAAAGGCTCCTGAAGTTTTAGGTACTTCTAATTTAACTACATTAGAAAACTATTTTACTAATGTACAAGAGGGCATACGTAATTTAGAAATCTATTTTAGTGGTGCTTTAGTAAGAAATCAATTGGGCCAATTAATGGTTGGTGAAGCGTCTATAGATGATATTATTAATACATTAAATTTAGGATTATCATTTGATTCTACTTTTGGAAATCTTACACCACCTGATATAAGTAATTTAACTAGAGAATTAGAATTAGGAACAATCAACATTTATTTATTAGGATACAATAATAAAAAGCAATTAGTTGGTAATTCAAATACACTAACAACTAAAACAAGTGATAATTTACCATTAACTTTAATGACAAATATAAAAAAATATTTAGAAAACTTTAAATTAATGACTGACACTATTACACTAAACGATGGATACATTGTAAACTTTGGTGTAATGTTTGATGTAGTTGCTGAAAAATATGCAAATAAACAAGAAGTTAAATTAAATTGTATACAGAAAATAAAAGATTATTTTAGAATTGAAAAAATGCAATTCAATCAACCAATTTATAAAAGTAATTTAGAATATGAATTAATGGGTGTAGAGGGTGTTCGTTCTATTGGACATGTAACTATTACTCAAGAAAAAGATTATTTTTATGATGATGGTGAATCATTAAATTCACCTACTTATACATATTCACATACTAATGATACTGGAGTTGATATAAATGGAAACGGTGAGTTTGATCCTGGATACATTACTGCAGATGGGGGAACAACTGGATATGGATATAAGTATGATTTCCAAACTGCTCTTTCAGATGATGGTACAATTGTATTACCACCCCATTCAAATCTACCAGCTGTTTTTGAATTAAAGAATCCAAACCAAAACATACAAGGGAGGGTTAGATAATGCATCATTTTATTTTTCCATCAAAGGACACTTGGATTTCAAGTGGTTCATCAACAATAACAGGTGAATCTTTTAAAGACCAAAACTTTGGAAGAGACCAAATACTTGAAGTCAAAAAAGAATTTTATAACAATTCATTTAATTATCCAACAAGGGCATTGGTTCAATTTAGTGGAACTGAATTTACAGAATTATCTAAATCAGTTGCGGATGGTACGATAGCATCTGATGCTAAATATTATTTAAGACTATACGAAGCTGAAGGTAATGCAGAATTAAGTACTAATTACAAGTTAGCCATTCAACCACTAAGTGAGGCTTGGGTTGAAGGTACTGGTAAGTTTAGTGATAATCCAAAAAATATAAATGGATGTAGTTGGGAAAATAGAAGGTATCCAAGAGGAGGTTCTGCTACAGCTTGGACTTCTGCTGGTGGGACAATCACAACTGTAAGTCATTCTGTTCAGACATTTAGTGAACAATCACCTGATGTTAATGTTGAGATAACTAATATGATGAATATGTGGTTTAAAGGACAGATTACAAACAATGGTATGTTAGCTAGATTTAGTGGTAGTCAAGAAACAGATTCAACAACATTTGGACATTTAAAATTCTTTTCAAGAAACACACATACAATTTATTCACCACAAATAGAAGTTCGTTGGGATGATTCATCACATTTAACTGGAAATTTAACATCATTAAATATTACTGGTAGTGTAGATAACTTTTTATATATGAAAGGTTTAAGAGAAAGTTATAAAGTTGGTGAACGAGTTAAGTTTAGAGTTGGTGCTAGAAAAAGATACATTCAAAAAACTTTTACCAATTCAGTACAAACTGTGACTGGTTCTTTTATACCAAATGGTAGTGGTTCATATGCAATTAAAGATATTGCTACTGATGAGTTCATTGTACCATTTGAAGACTTTCAAGGAACAAGTTATACAAAACTTAGTTGTGACAGTGATTCAAATTATTTTATTCAATATTTAGATGGATTTTATCCTGATAGAGTTTATAAAATTTTATTGAAATTAAAATATGATGATGGACAAGAACAAGTATTTGATGATGATTTTGAATTTATAGTTAAAAGGA